GTCCATCTGGTTTGCCACTTTGTTAGCCCATGACTTTCCAGAGTCACCGCCCCACAATAGCCAAGCGATATATCCAGCCGAATCGACTCCCCATCCTTTACCCTTCTTATCCACTTCGTGACGGGCAAAGTAGCTCACCATTCGCTTAATCGTGGATGGCGACAATTCTGCACCATTCATCAAATCCCTTGCACGGGCAACTCCAACCCCAGTTCCACCCCTGCCATGCTTCTTCCTCAATTCAAGTCCACGCTTGGCAGCTTTGCGAACTGATGCTGGTGGAGTGAAAGTGATATGACCATACTTTCCCTCACCTTTTGATTCCTGAACAGGAGTTGGTTCTGGTGCCACTTCCTGTGCTGCCGGGTCTTCAGCTTGAGCGTCCGCCCTTCCAGCTGAATGTGGAGGCAACTCTTGAGTTCCATGCAGAGATTCTGGGAAGATGGAATTAATATCTTCATCACCCATCAGCGGGAAAGCTGCCTTGGCAATAGCACGGCCAACTTCCACTGGGATTTGGCCAGTAGCAACCCGCATAACAATTCCCACAAGATTCTCGATCTGCAATCCATTGAGAGCGGAATCGGAAACCTGAGAACCATCCTCTTCTCCCGGCAATGCCTCATTCGCCATCTTCTCTTGCTGCTGCTCAATGTTGCGCTGTTCAGCATCAAAGCTCAGGCCGATTTCCTGAGTAATAGTCTGGGCAGACTTGATTCCCATCGAATAGTAAGTCTGGTTTGCTTGTGAATCGGCAATCTTGTCTCGTGCTTCCACTGCTGGAGGAGTCACAAGGACATCGACAACATCTAGGATGTTGATGGGGAGATTACCCATTTCCGCTGCTGTCCTGATCGCTTCCCGTGCAATCCTTGTAAAATGCTTCTTGTAGAATGTCTGCAATCTTACGCAGTTACGGAGGAACGGCGATTCTGCCGTCAAGCTAGATGCGTAGTTCGCCCCAGCGATATTCGCTGAAGATAACCATTCGGGGGCATTATGCCTATTTCCGGCTGAACGGAGTAGACTTTGAAATATGTCGAGATGATCTTTTGCACTCTCTGAACCCGGAGGTTTCACATAATTCATGCCCTTCGGGATGTCCAAGAAACTTCCGGGCTCAATTTTCTGGTAGTCAGTTTCCCGTCCATTGGGAGCAGACGCAACCGAATAATCAATCATGTCATCAACAAACGATTCAACTTGAGCAGCGGATGCCGTGTCATGTTGCCGTACAGCAGCGATTGCTGATTGAACAGAGGCACCCTCTCCCAAGTTCTTACGCAGTTTGGAGGCGATACTGAAAGTATCCAGAGTCTCGTAGCTGTAATCGCTCAATCCACGCTTGATCGCCTTGGGAACATTGCACTTGATATGGATGATTCTGTCGGCGTTAACAACCTCACCGGTAACATTGGTCGAAGTCGCATCATCAGGTTCCGCACCCCTTGGAGCGTTGTAATCGATGTAATATGCGAGAATATTGAATACATCATCCGGGTCAGTCTGGATTCCGTATGACCAATTGGCGAAATCTTCTCCGGGTGGCTGGAATACCATTTCAGGTTCGATAGTCCTAACCAACAACCGTCCAGATGGCTGAGGGAAAATGCGAAGGAAGCATTCCCCATCAGTTCTACTACGCTTGAAAATCTCCTCTTCCATTTGATCCCAATCATTTTCAGATAGGAATCTATCGAGGATATCCTGACAACGGCGAACCGTCGATTCATCAATATCTATGGTGCCCTTCGGAGCGATTCTGTAATTGAATCCGCCCCCCATGACATAGCTGCATAGTCCGTTAAGGAGTCCAATTGCATTCGGGTTCGTAGTGGTAACCAGTCTAGCTTGTGCCCGAATAAGACCAAGCTGCTGCTCTGAGTACCAGAAAGGGAAGTTGGAACCGTAACGACGATCATTTGGATTTGAGATAGGGTAAGAAAAAATCCCGCCATCCCGAAAACGGTCGAGAAGGTCAACATAATTAGCCATCCAGAAATCATTCGTAAGGACATTTTCACGCAAATTCCTCCTGACAACCTTCGGCTTCTGCTCACGGGAAGGCAACAGGAAATTGATTATTTTCTGCCAAGTATTCATCTGCCGCCCCTTATGTCGTTATGCGTTTCACTTGAGGAGACTTCCTGCCATTCCACAGGGAAATCATGGTCCTCAACGCCATCTCAAGGGCATCTGGACCATCATCATGCTTCCCCAAAGGAAACTCTCTTAGTTGTGCAACTAGAAGTCTTGTGCCTTCATTACGCTTGAATCTAATCAGCTTATTGGCAAGGTATGGGCCAAGTCTCCTAATACGCACATCTTTTGATATATTATTATAAATCTGCATGATTGGAATAGCATTCCCCTGCTTTTTCGACTCTTCCAAAATCTGGGTAGCCAATAGATGCTGGAACTGGTTTGTTTCGATTCCCAGCCCATCCGGGTCAAACTGTCCAGCCTCAGCAACTGTCAACTGAATCAGATTCTCAGCATCCAATCGCCTCAATGTGGCATCACAGTAAAGAATTCCCGTATGGTCCCGTGCCAGCTTGATAATTGCCGTATAGTCTCCATGCCGTGAATCCCTTCCTTTGGACGGATCAACCGACATAGTTTTGATTTTGATATTTGAATTGTGTGGCCACTCATCGAACCAGATATGATCTCCGAAATGCTGATTCGGCCACTCAGCACCCTCTTGATCTACGAATTCCCCATCTAATTCCTGATTGGCAGTCTTATCGGAATACTGCTTCGATACCGCTTTGATGAACTCTCCAGCCAAGAAGGGATTCTGGGAAGTCTTGGATCGGAACAGTTCTGTATTCTCTCTGTCGCCTCTACCGAATACATCGTATGTCCAGTGCATCATTCCTTTCGGAGTGAATGTGGCGGTTAGCCATCCCGCCTTCCCTCCTTCACGAAGGCGACCGATGGAGATATTGAATACCTCTTCGTCCATGATGGATGCTTCGTCCATCCAGATTCCGCTGATGTTCGGTCCACGCAGCTTTTCCGGATCTTCACCGGATCGAAAGATCAATTCGCTTCCATTGGTAAGGACTAGACGGGGCGGTTGCTTCCACTTCTCCTTGATGATCCCCATGTCATCGGCAATCTGGTAGATGGTTCTCATGGTTGCGTCTTGGAGGACATTGTAAGTAGGAGCAATGACCATATAGAGTCGCTTCTTACCATCCTCGCTCATCGCCTTGCGTAGGATGTCATACGCTCCAATCCAAGACTTACCGCTGTTATGGTGCCACAATCCAGCAGCAGAGTAATGTTCTAATTCTGGAACAGTTAAATCATAGAAATCACCATGCCTTACAAATGTTATATCTTGCACTCTATCCCAGAATGAGTTAGTATAAGGAAGCATACTAATCCATTCGGGAGATTGTGATGAATATTGAAGAGGCGATTCGCAGAATTGATCTACATGATGCTTCTCCAGAGAAGAAGGATGAGTGGAAAAACATCGTGCATTTTTATGCAGAGTTTCAGAATCAACACGAAGTTTCCAAGATTCTTGGGATTCGCCAAGGCCAAATTTCAAGAGTTCTTCGTCGCTTTGGGATTCATATTGGCAGGGGTGCCCGTAGTGTGATCCATAAATTGCCAATGGCAGATGTTGTTCGCCAATACAAGGATGGTATGTCAACCATTGATCTTGGCAGGCTGTATGGTGTTGATCCAGAAGTGATACGCCGAAGGATGATCCGGCATGATAAGACTCTCCAGATGAGGGGGGCGGGAAATGCTTCTGGTGCGAAGAATTCTCAATGGAAAGGTGGCAAGTCCCAAATTGAATGGAGTGATTGCCGGAAGTTCGCCCGAAGGATTGCCGAATTTTGTCTAAGTAGAAGGCTTGAATCGGATGAAGTTGTACACCATCACGACGAAGTCCCCGCCAATAATCACCCTTCAAATCTATGGGTTTTTCCAAGTCCCCAATCGCATCTTCGCTACCATCAGCAGCTAATAAAGAGCCGATACGCAATTTGCTCAGAGGAAGCCAACCTTCTGGCGTTAGAAAGCGGTGGGCTAAGGTTACCAATACCTTTCGACCTGACTCCATTGTCACTCGATAAAGATCAGCTTTCCCCTTACAAAAAGATGGCGATCTTAGAGAAGCACCTAGTAGAGTCTGGCATTCTCCCGCCGAAGAAGTGAGATCTCCAATAGGTATACCGCCCAGAAGAGTCTCTGGTGCGGTGCAACCGATCCCTCCCACGAATCCACGGTATAGGGCAGTTGAGTGATGGAATTCGCTCTGGACCTTATGCAGCTTGTAAGTCTTCGTTACAGTCTGCAATTTACCCTTAATCGCTTCCTTCTTCGCTTCCAATCCCTGTGGCTTCCTTGGCATCTAAGAATCCCTCTGGAAGATTCGGCTTATATTCGACTGCCGGATTGACCTTGATTTCAATCTGGTTCTTATCGGCATCGACGATCTCTTCAACGATCTGGAGTCGCACGGTGGTCACATTGGAAACCTCTTGACGCTCCACATAACCACGCTCACGGCCCAAAGTGCGGAGGATCATGGTGATCGCCCACTGCTCCCCCTTATCTACCGCCTGCATCAATTTGGCTTCTGCCATATCGAGAGTTCGGCCACGCTGCTCTCTCAATACTTCAGATAGGATTGGGTCATTGGCTATTCTAGCTGAGATGCCAGTATGACTTACGCCTAGTGCATTGGCGATAATATAGGTAAGTCCACGGCACTTCTTGATAGCTTCGATGATTTCTTCGTTCTTTAGTGCTTTGAGTGATTTGCCTACACCCGGTTCTGATATTCCACGCTTCTTCTTTTGGATATTAAAATCTTCGTCTAGGAGTTTATTGCTCATTGGGAAAATCCTTTAGAAGTTCT